GCAAATACCATCCTCGCAGCCAACATCATGAAGATGTATTCCCGCATGTGGGGCAAATCAAGGCAAAATGCCGTGTGGTTTTATGATCAGTCTATCGAGCCTCAGCTCTTTCAGTTGACCATCACCACCGGCACCGGTATCTCCACTCCCATCTACTTGCCGCCCGGTGGCCTGTCTGGCTCGCCTTACGGCACGTTGTTTGGGCGTCCCATGATTCCCACGGAGTACAACGCCTCGCTCACCAATCAGGGCGACATTGTCTTTGCCGATATGTCGCAATACAAGGTGGCAGACAAAGGCGCTATCCAGGCCGCCAGTTCCATGCACGTCAACTTCCTCAAGGATGAAATGTGCTTCCGCTTCACCCAGCGGATTGACGGCCAGCCATTGTGGAACACCGCTCTTACTCCCAAGAATGGCGGACCCACCCTGTCTCCGTTCGTCACCCTGCAGGCCCGCTAATACTGGCGTCTGAATTCACCCGAGGGGGAGAACCCAATCTCCCCTCTCTTAGAAAATTCCCAACCTTTTTAAAGGAGACATTTTTATGGAAGGAATCAATCTGCCTCAGCAATGCCATGTGGTCAGCATTATCGACCCCGTGGATTTCACTGGCGGCAAAACCGGCCGCTGGGTTGCGCTTAAGAAATATCGCAAAATCAGTTTCCTCCTGAGCATCGGCGTCTCCGCCGCTGCTCCATCCGCCATCCTGGTGAAAGCTGCCACCAGCGCCGCCGGTGCTGGCGCCGTCGCCATCCCGTTCGATCTCTATGCGGCGGAAACAGCCGGGGTCGATGTTCTCGGTCCTCGTCTGCCGCAGACCGCAGCCGGCTACACCACGGTTTCGCCGAATGACGGCATCTTTTATGTCATTGAGCTGGATGCCGCAGCCGTTCTCTCGGCTGCTGGTGTCCCTCCCGCTGGCGAGCCGTTTGCTTATGTAACCGTGAACGTCACCAACACCACAAACTCTGTGATTGCTTCCTGTATCGCCGTCCTCAGTGGCCCGCGTTACGGTGGCGATCAGAGCCCGACCGTCAACGTCTAATCCTTTTACCAATTTTGAGCGCAGGCATTTTGATCTGCGCTCAATTTTTTCGCTCCGCTAAAAATATCTATGTATATACGAATGAATGTCGGCGCCTACAAAGGCGAGATCAGGGGACCGTTTCACGTTGGTACTGCGCGCTCGCTGATCGCGCGCGGCGATGCATCGCCCACGGAATCTCTCGGCGACGGCCGCTACCGCGTCATTGAGGACCTAAAGTCTGCCCCAAAGGCTGCTCCGGTTGAAGTTACAAAAGAGCCAGTTCCAGAACCTGCCGCCGAAGCCGAGCCAGAAGCCGTTCCCGCGGAGACCGCCGCTGAGGTTGTGGCAGCAGCTCCTGAAGTGGTTGCCGTCAAACCAGCAGCTAAGCCCGAACCCCAGCAACAGCAAAGAGGCAGAGGACGCCGGTGAATCTAGGCAGCAAGCTGATTACCGGGCCAATGGAAGAGCCAGTCACGATGGAGGAAGCAAAGACCCATCTCAAGGTGGCGCTGGCTTTCATTGACGACGACGCCTACATCACCGGCTTGATCTCAGCCGCGCGGTTTGAAGCTGAGCGTTTTAGCCGGCGCGTGTTTCTCACCCAGACATGGGAGCAGTATCTTGATAGCTTTCCCGGCCGGCATGGCGGCGAATACAACAGCAACCGTGAGCGCTTTTACATCAGCGTGCTTAAGCCGCGGCTTCAGTCCATCGTCTCTATTCAATATCTGGATCAGAGCGGCGCACTTCAAACATTGGCGACATCCAGTTATGTGATTGACTCCGGCAGCGAGCCCGGACGCATTGCTCCAGCCAGCGGCGTGCCGTGGCCGGCAACATCGCATCTGCCCAAGGCCGTAACCATCCGGTTGATCGGCGGATGGGCCGATACCGCCGATGAAGCCATGGCGCTGGACCCCGGATTTTATCGCGCCAAGCTCGCCATCATGCACCTGGTGGGGCACTGGTACTTCAATCGTGAGCCGGTGGTCGCCGGGCAAGTGGTGAACCTGCCCATGCATGTACAAAGCATTCTGTATGGGCTCAGGCCGTAACGGTATTGTGCGGAAGTCGTAATTGCAGATCGCGCTCATGATCAAGCCGCTCAGACAGTCTGCCTCTCGGACGCGGACTATGAGGACGGTCATACCTAGTGGACTAACCGAAGCGCAGGAACCGAGGTAACGAAGGGGCTGCCATCTGCAAGCTGAAGGCCCCATCCCTTCCGCACAATTGGGTTCGCAACAAAGCTGGATTCAAAACTTCAAGGAGAGAAAACCATGAAACGTAAATATCTTGCCATCGCCGCAGTGCTGCTTATGATGATCGGCGCCGCTTTCGCCGCGCAGACCGTCCTCACCGCAACCGCACTCAAGGAAAACAATTACAACGTCCAGGCCGGCGACCTTGCTGTTGTCTTCAGCGCCTGCGATGCCACCAATGGCAATGCCTTCGTCACCACCGGCCGTGAGATCCTGATCGTCCAGAACCCTGACGCATCTGCGCACACCTTCACGGTAACCTCAGTGCCTGACGGTTTGGGCCGCTCTGACACCTCGCTCACCGCCTATTCCGTTCCCGCCACCAGCTCTGCAGGAATCTATCTCGTCAGCCAGATCGGCTGGAAACAAACCAACGGACAGATGTTCCTCGCCTGCAACAGCAACCTGCTCAAATTCGCCATCATTCAGCCGCAGCACTAAGAGAGAAGCGGCTCTTGGCCTTTAGCTCTTAGCTTTTAGCCAAAGGGTTTGCTACTCTCCGTGTCTCCGTGGTGAAGATTGTTTTTGGCTTTTCCTTTGTGATCCTTCGTGTCCTCTGTGGTTAAAGGTTTGAGATGCTGCCAAAGAGAATCTCCACCAACGCGAGCTACACGCCCATCGGCGCTTTGACCAGCAAGATCGATCTGCTGAAGCCAACAGGCAGGAAAGACGCCAGCGGTGACCCATTGCCTTCAGACACCTGGATGCAGAACCTCTGGGCCAAGATCGCGCCGTATCGACAGAAGTACACCGAGAAGCCGGAAACCACCACGGTTGAGGCCACTTACAAAATAACCATCCGGTATGTGCCGGGTGTCAGCACGGACATGATCGTCCAGTCGGAAGGGAAGCTCTACAACATTGAATCGGTCAATGACGTTCAGGGCAACAAGGCCGAGCTGGAATTAATGTGTTACCTACGCAATGACGGCGCCAGCGGCATCCCGACATGAAATGCCCCAGTGAATTTGAGGCGCTGGCCTGCCGCCTTGACAGTGCGCACGTTTTCTCGCACATGGGAACACATGACGGCCAGCACATTTATTGGACAGACGCCGGCGCGCAATGTGATTCACTAACCCGCCGCGACGGCACCCGCATCAGCGGCAAGAAACCAGCGGAGAAACAGTCCGCGTTCCGCCAAGTACTAACTACCAAGTACTAACTACTGATTCCAAATGTCCGACGACTTCTCCTGCACTATCGAAGGCCTGGACGATCTTGAGCAGCAGCTGACACAAATGTTGCCCAAGGCCGCCAACACAGCCATACGCCGCGCAACGCGGCTGGCCGGAGACATCGTGGTGGTACAGGCGGAAGCCAATGCGCCAGAACTTACGGGGTTTCTATCGCACCACATGGACGAATCGGCCCGCACGGGTGACCACAGCATCACGGTGAAAATCGGCCCCATCAAAGGCGCTGGCTATTTCCGCGCCGGGCAGGGCTCAGAGAACCGCATCACCTTTAAAGGCGAAGAACACATGGCAGAAGATGCCGCGCGCTTTGCTGAACTGGGTACCGTGCACCAGCCGGCGCGTCCGTTTCTGGCGCCCGCGTTGGAAGAAAAACAGGATGACGTAATCACCGTGTTCATGGAAGAAATGCAGACCGAAATAGATAAAGTGCAGAAATGATTAGTACATCAATCTCTGAGCCGCCGAAAGCCGAACAAGTTGCGGGCGAACCGTGGCCGCCAAAAATGCCTTTGGCTTGGAAAATTGCTGGGTTTTTAATTTTTGCAATGGTTTGCTGGCTAGCTCTCCGCGCCTCCGTGTCTCCGTGGTGAAGATTGTTTTTGATTTTCCCTTTGTGATCCTCTGTGTCCTCTGTGGTTAAAGGTCCTAAATGCTGGAAGACGACATCTTTGCCCTGCTCTCTACTGACGCCAGTATCCAGTCAGCCATGGGCGGACAGAACAACGTCTATGTCGGCTACGTACCCAAGGGAAGCCAGATATCGCCATCGCTGGTGATTCAGATTCCGGCCACCACCCGCCTCAAAGGCTCGGACGGAACCAATGCGCTGACCATGAAGCGCGTCCAGGTCGATTGCCGGCATGTAATGGCCGGCGTAGCGCGGAAGATGGGCGAGGCCGTAATCGCGCTGCTCAAGGATTTGTCTGGCAGTCTGCCCACCACCAATGTGCAGGGCGTGATTCCCGGCAAAGAAATGGATATGCCGATAGAGCCCGGTGACAGCGGCTACGTCGCGCGGCGGCTCACTGATTTCGATTTCTGGTTTTACGATGGCGCTGGCAGCGTTCCATACACGCCCATCGCGCCCACGGCCCTGGGAGCCAATGCCGGATACATTGAAGGTATTCCAGTCTCAGCCGCAGCGCCCGCCGATGGCCAGGCATTGTTTTACAACGCGACGGCAGGGAAGTGGCAGCCGGGCAATTTAAGCACCAGCGGCGCTCGTCCGCTAACCATCAGCGGCACGTTGAATGGCGTGAACCCAACGTTCACGCTGTCCGGCGCACCTGGGTCAATTCTGTTTCCTTTTAAAAACGGCCAGTACCTTCGCATCAATGATGACTACTCGATCAACGGGTTGCTAATCACCTTCGTCATACCGCCGAAAGCTGGCGACAACATAGACATCTACACCTTCTGAGGTAATCATGAAACCAACACCAAAACCAGGATGGCTACACAGCACGAGGCGCGGCGCACTTTGCGTACTAATGCTGGTCGCGTTAATGCCTTACTTGATGGCATTTACGCCCAATCTGTTTGATCTCCAAACTCAGATGAAGGGAACCCTTCCCGTTGTGAACGGTGGAACTGGAGTCACAACGTCCACCGGAACCACGAACGTCGTCTTGAGCGTGAGTCCCACCATCACCACGCCCACAATCTCCGGCGACCTCGGAGGCAATCTCGGGTTAGGCAGCAATGCACTTCTCACCACGGTTGCCAATGATGTCACCACGGGAACAACGGCAAACCTGCTGGCAAAGATTTCTGCAGCTGCGCCGTCCAAGGTAATTCTGGCCGGGACTGGTGATACATCTAAGATCCTGGGAATATGTCTGGTCAATTGTGGCACTACCGGATCGGCGGGGATAGCCATTCACGGGCAGGCGCCTTGCACTGCCGATAACGCCATCACGGCTGGCGATTACATTGTTGAAGGAACCACCACGGCCGGCCGCTGTAAGTCCATTGGCGCGTCTCCGATTACCGGAAATCAAATCATCGGCGTTTCTTTAACCACTACCAGCGCCGCTTCCACTGCCACCATTGTTGTGTTCGGCCCGGATATTCCAGACACTGCCTCCGGCGTAAACTTCGCCACCGTGCCAGAAACTCCCACCGGGGCGTTGACTGGAACTTCTTTCACTCTGGCGCATGCACCCAGCCCTGCTGGAAGTTTGATCCTCAGTAAGAACGGCCAGATACTCACGGCTGGAGGCGTAGATTACACGCTTTCGGGCTCAACCATCACCACTGTTTCAGCGCCGGGAACCGGCAATCCCATCGTCGCGAATTATTACACCTTCTAAAAACCATGTCTCAAATGAAGAAACATCTAGTTACGCTTTGGCTGTGTTTGGCTCTAAGTCTGGTTTGCAGGGCACAGAGTCGGTTTGATATCCCATCCCAGCTCAAGGGAACCGTCCCGGTTGCCAACGGTGGGACTGGTAACACCTCTCCTGGCACCAACGGCCAGGTTCTGATCTGCGATGGCATTTCCGCGTGTGCGCCCGGCGATCCTATCGTTAGCTACAACTATGTGAATCTGCTGAATGCTGCTGTGGCCACCACCACGGCCACGGGCGCTGCTGTCCGTAACTCAATGTTCAGCACCAGCGGCAACCTGTATGTCACGTTTGCCTCCATCACCGGCTCACCGGCAACATGTACCATCCAGCTCAAGAACATTGATTCGCAGGGCAACTCCATCAACAACGGCCCAGCCCTCGCCGTTACCGTGGCCAACGGCACCAAGTCATTCTCTGTCGTTCCGTTGCCTGCTTTACGTGCGGCCGGCCAGATGTCAGCCACGTTTAACTGTGGCACATTTCCCACTGCGGGAACCATCACGGTTGACTTCTCGCCTTCGTTCAGTACCTTCACTGCTTTTGGCATCCCTGGGATCACCGGCTGCTATGCCATCAATGGCCGTACTGCAAATTACGCAGGACAGGCTGCGGGCACAGAGTTGTGGGCCATGCGGTGGGGTTCGGCCACCTCGGTCGGAATCGTTCTTAAAATAAGCGCCAACGTAGAAACCACCACGGCAGCCACCGTGACCGGCCCAGCCGAGCGCGAACTGATCGGCACAACTTCAGGCACCTGCACAGCGGCCGATACAGGCGGCACAGCGGTTACCTTGACGGGCTCGCAGCTCGATCCGGCCTATCCAACATCAGCTCTGACAGATATGCGTTTTGGCAACGGCACCTTAACGGCCGGCACCAGGACTCTGAACTCCAATCCTTTTGCCAGTGTGATTTCCTGGCTGCCTTTGCTTATGACGGGTGTCGATATCGGCGGCGCTTGCGGCGATGCCCATTCCGGAACATCGGTGGCCTGGACCTGCCAGGGCGGCATGGGGCCGATTGAGTTATGGAATGCCACGAACAATCAAAACCATCCGATTGTTCTGCGGCAAAACAGTTGCTTATATGTGCGCATCGGCAAGGATAACCAGCCTACCACGGCAGCCCAGCGGACCATGATCAACGCCATGTGGTGCGAAGCGCCGCAGTATTCCGCCAACTAGATTTCTGTTGCAAAAAATGAGAGAGGAGCTTTAAGCCATGCCCAACGTACAAGCGACAACCTTCACCTTTCTGGGTGGCCTGTTTGAGATTGGCAACCAGGATGGACCGCCTGAAACCTTTACGCCCATCACGCAGGTGCAGAGCGTGGATTTCAGTGGCAGCAAGCGCGCTACTGAAGATGTGACCAGCGCTGACAACACTGACACCATCCAGCGCTTTGCCGGCCGCCTGAAGGACCCCGGCTCTGTATCTGTGGCGGTTCTATGGAATCCCAACGATCCAACTCATATACAACTGCAAGCCGCAGACGATGGCCTGGCACACGATTTCAAATGTATCAATCCGGGTGGTTTCGGCTCGCGATCTTTCTCGGCAATCGTTGAGACCGTTTCCGACCAGAAGCTTGAATTGAATAAGGGAACCATCCGTACCATCAAGCTCAAACAAACTGGCCCCGTCACTCCAACCGTTGGCACCGCAGCTTAATCTCTCTCCTCTCTTAATACAGCCGTCAGTAAACCGCGCAAGGCTTGCTGACGGCTGATTTTTTTCTCCGCGAAGGACTTTCTGAAATGGCAATCAAACCGTATGAAACGGCATCGCTCGGCGTCGCCCGGCTCCAGGTAACCGATACCGAGCTGGTAGATGGCGAAATCAAGGAAACACAAAAGACCTTTTACCTGGTCATTGACTTCAACACGCTGGCCCTGGCCCTGAAAGAAACGGGCCTGGACTTTGCCGCGCCCAGCTCATGGGATGGCCTGCTGCCAGCCCAGGTATTGCAGCTTTGCTGGTGTTCGATGCAGCGTTTCCATGCCGGCACAACCTTGGAAGAGGTAGGCCGCATGCTCGCGCCGGCTGAGCGCTGGAAGGTGCGTGACATGCTCTTGGAGCTGGCATTTCCCGGCAGCCTGGAAGCCATGGCGCAGGCCAATGAAAAACGCAAGTCTGAAGCCGCCGCGCAGGGTGGCCAGCCGGGGGAATCCGAGCCCGTGGCCGGAAGCGTGGCATCCTAGATCCCGCTCCGGAATCCATTCCGGAGATGCTGGCGGTTGCGATCTATGATCTTCACCTTTCGGAGCGGGCTTTCTGGCCGCTCACGCTCTCTCAATTCTGGCTTTTGTGGGAGCGCCATCGCGTAGCTTTTAAGCGCGGTTGCTATTTAGCCGGCATCGGCGCATCGGCGGCATTTAACTCGCGCCGCACCGCGCACACCCAGCACATGTTCACGCCCATGGATTTCGTGGGCCGTCCTCCGGAAGAAACGCAGCACGATGAAATCGTAATGATGCTGCGCGAGCAGCTGGCGGACATTCCTCCAGAGCATCAGTCAGCCGCGCGCGAAACCTGGTTTAAAAATCTCTCCGCCAAAGGACTGGACGCGGAAGAGATCCTGCTGGAAGTATTTGAAGCCTTTGGCAACGAATAAATCCGGGGAGCGCTTTTGCGCTGCCGGCAATTGAACGAAAGGAGCTTTCAAGGATGGCAGTTGTCGGAACACTGACTGTTGATCTAGTCGCCAAAACCGCCAGCTTTGAAGGCGCCATGGCCAAAGCTCCGCAGACCGCGCGGACAGCGGCCAGGGGCATTCAGGATAGCTTCAATGGGATCAATCTCACCGAGGCCCGCGGCAGTGTTGCGTTGCTGTCTGACGATATTGGCCTCACCCTGCCGCGCCATCTCCGCTCGGCCATTGCGGAGCTGCCCGGCTTCAGCGCTGCGCTCTCCGCGGCGTTTCCCGTGATTGCCGTGATCGCTGCCGGCGTGGCCATTACTGAGTTCGTGGAAAAGATTTCCAAGCAGCGCGAGGAGGTGGAAAAGACCAGGCGCGAGATGATGGACCACGTGGACGCCATGGGCAAGCATGCCATGGCCACGGAGCTGGACACGCTTAAGATCGAAGATCAGATTGCCATGATGGAAGGCCGTCCCACGGTGAATCGGCTAAAGGAAGCTCTGGTGGAAGCCAAGATCGCGGCAAGTGATCTCTTTTCCCAGATGGAAAAGACCAACGCCGAGGCCATCAAAGACCTTGAGAGGTTTAGCATTGGCAAATTTAAGACCATGTTCACTGGCGGCCAGACAGACCCACAAGTGGATGACGCCCGAGCAAAGCTTGAAAAATTAACGGCGGACACTAAACGGTGGCGTGATGCCGTAAATAGCGGCAACACCGATCTTGCTGCGTCCCTGAAAGCTACTGTCAATGATGAGGTGGCCACCCTGAATATCGCGGTGAATAACTGGAAGTATGCCACCGATGCGCTTGTGCAGGCGGACATCAACGACCACAAGAAACTCCCCCGCGCGAATGAGCCGGATCCGCGCGCCGCGGCTGAATCACGGCAGACCGTGGCCCGCCAACTTCAGGATTATTTATCGGAGCTGGTGGAAAACACCCAGAGCCTGTTGACCGGGTACGAAAAAAAGGGAGAAGCTGACCGCACCGCCGCGGCCGATACAGAGATGCAGAACCGCATCGCGCTGCTGGACAAGCAATATGCCAGCGAAAAAGCGCTGATGGATGCCAACACCAAACTGGTGATTGCAGGCTTCGAAGATCAGTTTGCCGATGGGAAGATAAATGCCGCGTCGCTCACGCTGTTCAAGGATGGCGAATTAAACAAACAATACATCGCGGAGCGCGCGCATCTGGAACAAGTCAAGGCCCTGGAAGCAGGGAAGCCCGCGCTGGTGAAGGCCACTGAGCAACAGATTGAAACCCTGGACGCCAACCACAAAGCGAAGCTGCTGGAAAACGATATCTGGCTGGTCAATGAGGAATGGAAGGTGTTTTCCGAGCAGACCAAGGCCATCATGTCTGAGGCGGAGAAGCGCAACAATGCCGAACTCAAGGCCAGTGACGAGCGCATGGCCTTCTACAATAAATATCAGGAAGGCGCGCAGCGCATAGTCGCATTGCAGGCCGAACTGTCCGATCAGGATTCCATCCAGGCGCAGAAGCTGGCCATCGCCACCGGCCACCTCACGGAGCAGCAGGCCGTTGAGCAGAATCTGGCCGCGCTCGAAAAAAATAAAGCCGACACCATGAAGACGGTGATCGACCGCCTGAACGAGCAGTTTGACCTGGTCTACAAGCTGAAAAATGAAACCAATAGCGGCACCACCGGCAATGATGATCAGATCAAGCAATACCAGAAGGCCGTGGAAGACTACCAGACCATGAAGACGCAGGAGCTGGAGATCGAAAAAAAGTTCCAGTCACAGGTCAACGCCGCGCGTCTTCAGGCTGCGAATAACGAGCATTCGCAATGGAACAAGATGTTCCTGGATTATTCCCAGATACAGACGCACATGAGCCAGTTTGCCCGCCAGGAGCTGGGACAGATCAATTCCAGCATCGCGCAGTTAGTGGTCACAGGCAAAGGCAATTTCCAGAGCCTGGCCACCAGCGCGATTGAGAGCTTTATTCAGATGGCGCTGCAATATGCGGAATCAAAAGCTGAATCGGCGATCATCGACGCAGGCTGGTTTGCCACCAAGAAAGTACTGAACGCTTCGGATGCAAACTCCTCAGCAGCATCGGCTGCTGCTGGCACCCTGGCGGATGTTCCGTATCCTGAAAACATTCCAGCGGCAGCGTCAGTGCTCGCCATAGGTGAAGGCTTCGCCGCGGACGCGCTGGCCAGACGCGGCGCCGTTCTGCCCAACCGTGACCTCATGGTCCACACGCACCCTGAAGAAATGATCCTCCCTCAGCACATCTCCAATTTCATCGTGAACGCAGCCAGCAATGCCACGGCGCAGCAGCGGGGCGGTGATACACACATCAATCCGGTCTTCGCTCCCACCGTACATGCCACGGATGCGGCCGGCGTGGATCGAATTCTCACCAAGCATGCCGATGTGTTCCAGCGGCATGTTCAACGTGCCGTGCGGCGAATGAATAATTAAAAAGCAAGCGATTGGCTCTTAGCTCTTGGCCTTTAGCCCATGGATCAATAAAAACAGCTTGGCTGTTCTCCGTGCCTCCGTGGTGAAAATTGTTTTTGCTCTGTGATCCTTCGTGTCCTCTGTGGTTAAAGGTTCTCGGTTTTCTTAAATGTCGAACTCAATCTTCCCCATCCCGCCCGGCAATTCCAGTGGTGCGGCGCGTGGTTGGCCTATCAAGAAATATCCGGAGTTTCCAGACACCATCGTTCAAACACCTTCCAACTTCGTGGGTGAGACACGGATCGCCCGCGGCTCTTATTGCCGCTGGCATTTTGAAATGACCTTCCCGAAGCTGAATTCCATCTTCAACGATCAAACTGGGTATCTCGCCAAAGTCGCTGGATTCTTCATGTCCATGCAGGGGCAGGCCAATTCTTTTCTTTATGACTCGGCCGTCGATAATGACAGCACGATTCCCTCCAGCGCTCCCGTACCGTTCGGCCTGGGCGATGGTGTGACCAGGTCTTTCCAGATCACCCGGCCGATTGGCGATTATCAGGACATCATCCAGAACCTGAACGGCACCACCAGCATTTACGATGCCGGCACATTACTGACGTCAGGATTCTCCATCGACGCCAAAGGCGTTGTCACCTTCACCACGCCACCCACGGCCGGTCACGTGCTGAGCTGGAGCGGGAAATACTTTTTCCGCTGCCGCTTTACCAAGGACGCCGCCGATTCACTGGAACAAGTCTTCACCAACTATTACGTGCTGAGCAGCTTGGAATGGATCAGCATCCTGTTATGACCCAGCGCAAATACAGCCTCAACCACGTAGAACGTAAGGGCGATTACATGATCTGTCCGGACGGTGCTGTTGTAT